CCTAACTTCTCTATGCCCCAAACTACTTGTGCCCAAACTGAATTTTTCATAGTATTTCCTACTTTACGGAATACTATTGCGTGTACTTTGGGATTCTGAATAATAAGTAACGGGATTGCTATCGAGAAAAGAGAGGACTTGGTACTTCCTCGTCCTCCCATATTTACATAGTGTGTATGTCCATGATTTAAGATATCTTCCAACTCTTCATCAAATCTCTCTATGATGATGTCGGATATGGATATATTAATCTTCGGTGTTGCTATCGGGTAATTCTGTACTGCGCTCTGCATCTGGTCTCTTCCAATCTAACTCAATCTTTATAGCCCTATCGGCTTCACTTGCTTTATTAGGTATATCAATAATGCGTTTAGCGAGTTCCTTAGCCGCCGCAGTTCTCTCTGAAAGCGGTGCATCTAAATTGAACTGGTCCTTAACTTCGCCACGCATGACTCTTGTGAAATATTCCAGAATCTCACCAGCATCAGCAACTGCCATTTTATTCATTTCCTCAATCCTGTAACAAAGTTCCTCATAGATATAAGGCTTTGCTAAAAGATTTTTGCCGGTTGATTTATAGTGAGCCTCATCTTCAATTCCTCTTGAAGGCTTAAAGCCAGACTCCTTTACAGCCACCACTAAATCACCTTCACGAAGGAAACTATTAATAAAGGCATATTCTTTAAGGCTTATCTGCGTGCCTGAATGAGTGTAGAAAATCTTGCCATCTTTACCTCCGTGATTTACTAAATAGTCAAGTTCTTCTCTTGTCATTATCCACGCCTCCTAACGGTTCTTCCTTTATTCTGTTTTTTCTGCAAGTCATTGGCAATCTTTGCTAAGGAACTTTCTGTGATGCCTCGCTTTGAGCGGTTCATCATATCCCTAATCTTAAGAGCATTCGATTTTTCAGTAGCCGTCGCATTGGGGTCATTCATTACTGCCGACAACGATGGCGAACTCGTCTTTACTTCTGTAATGCCCTTGCTAGGTATATTAGGGTCATATGCTCTTATCGACATATTCTTGCCGCCATCCACGAGTTTAAACTGAAAAATAATATCCTTATCTTCGTCTGTAGACACAGATATGCGGACATCATTTTTGCCTTGGTCGGTAAATCCTGCTTCTCGCGGTGCAGGCTCAGTAAGTTTCCTTGCCCCATATATTCCATAAGTTCTGAAGATACCCTTATTGGCTCCTCGTCTTCCGAGTTTAAGTCCAGTAGCGCCCATTAATTATCCTCCCACAGACCTTCTTTTTTCCTTATCTGATTCCAAACTTCATTATCCTGAGGCAACTCTTCTCCCTGCTCAAGGCTCCACATATCTCTCAAATACAAAACCATCCTAATAAGAGAAGTAGTCTTATAAACTTCCACCTGGCCATATTTACCTTTATCCTCGTCCCACACAGCCTTGCTCAACACAAACAGATTATGTGGCATACCTTCTTTGCCCATAAACTGCTTCTTATGATATAGCAATTGGTAATTATGTGTATTGAGTGCCTGTATCAACTTCAATACAGCCCTATTCAAATCAGCCATTCAATTCACCTCTAAATTCAAAATAACATTCTCTCTAAAAAATGTCAAGTTTCGGCCGTATTCCATCCGCTCAAATCTCCGTTCTATAAAACCTCAATCCTCCCATTTTAGCATCTCCCCGGTTTATTAGTTTTTATGCTCCGGTAGAAATCCGAAAGTATATACCGTACTGGTTCTTTTGAAATATAGCCTGGACGTGTATCTTGGGGGCAATCGCTTCTGAGCGCAAAAAAGCACGTATACTCTAACGAGTATACGTGCTGTTTGTTTGTGCGCTTTATGCTGTTTGTGCGCTGTTTGCTTTACGTGCTGTTTGCGTTTTTGTTGTTGTCTGTTTTGCTGTTTGTTTGCTGTTTGCTGTTTTAACTGACTGTTTAACTTTTGTGAAAAACTTGTCAAAGTCTTCATACTTGATAGAGCATTCTATAAAAATGTCTTTTGAACGTGTACTGACTTTTTCGCTCATGTCTTTTGTGATGTACTCTTTTAAGTACTGTTTTGCAAATGCTGTTTGCATTTTGTCAAATCTAACAATGATTGTTTGTTTTCTCATGTAGCATTTAAAGAGTGCGTATGCTGTACTCAATGTTTTGCACTGTAAAAATGCTTCTTTTTCATAGTCGAGTACTAAAAAGCACTCTTTTTCACTGATTGACTTTACGTGCTTTTCGAGTGCTTCACTATTTTCAGCATCATTGAAAAGTGAATAGTTAATAGTTACGTTGTTGTTTGTTGTTTTACTCATTTTATTATGCTCTTCTTATTACACGCTGAGCGTTGTCGCGTGTGTGCTTGTTTTGTTTTACAAGTATATAGTAGCACAACATAAACACGTTGTCTATTGTTTATTTTTCACAAAAATCCGTATTTGCGTTGTATAATATTTTATGCATATCTTACAAAAAAGACGTATTTTTGCATTGTCTCACACGCTGTTTTTTGTGTTTTGAGAATCTTCGAGTGCGTGATTTTTCATTGTCATTATGATATGCCGATGTTATCTCATAACTTTAATGCATTGATACATTAACACTTTACTTCATTAAAGAACGTAGTGTTTATGCTACTTCTCATCTTCCATCCATACCCCCATACCCATCCTTTCCAACATAACGGCCAGGGGCCTGGCGCCATCCGTAACTTGCAACCGGACCGCTGACCGGCGAAATGCCGCTGCCTCGACCGGCACATTTCGGGTAGGCACCATCCACTGACCGGCGTGCATGAAAAGCCCCCACATTTCTGTGGGGGACTCTGCTTACTGAAATCTTTTACAGATGTCGGTAGACCGTACATATGCTTCTAAATCATTGGGGGCTAATATACAATATGTGGCTAATATGTAATCTCTTTTTCTTAACCTTGTGCTGTCATCTAAGGCATTATATGCGGCCTCATGATTATGAAACTTTTCTACCTGCTCTAAACTATCAAAGATTACCGAGTCTAATCTAAATCCTGTCTTATCGATGTCCCAAGCAGTTCCTTCTACATCATCCATAACTACTACTACGAAATAAGTCCTCATACTGTTTCCTCGCTTTCTGTTTTTGAGTTTTTTGTTTTAGTATATCAACCGTGTACTCTATAAACAATTGGTTTTCTCATGTTTTGAAATTATCATTTTTGTATCACACTTCTCACCGATTTTTCGGTACCTTCCCTTACTCACGGTGCCATCCCTTATACTTCGACCAAAAAAGAAGGGGCTTTATAGTCCCCTCTCTGCATGCCAACACCTACACATCCTTTCCCTAGATTCCTCATCTACCGGTATTGCCTTGAAATGAGGCCTATAACCGAACATATCTTTATGCCAGTCTGAGTAGTAATCCCAATCAAAATCGGGCTCATTCATTCTGGCCTCATATGCCTTGAACTTTTCCCAATTCTCTTCACGGTATTCTTCATCCTCTACTGAGTTGATGACGGAATAGCAATGATAAGGCATATCCCAATTATTCATATCCTGAAGATTTAATATAGCATCCGCTTCATCACGAAGGGCTCTACGTTCTTCCTTTGACATGGCCTTAACATCTTCATAGGTAACATCAAACCTATCTGCCCTACAGATATCGGCAATAGTGTCCTCTGATGCTTCGATAGTAATTCCAAGGTTTTCGAGTCTGGTAATAGTATTCATAATATAGTCTCCTTTCAAAAGACAAATCATTTATTTATACTATAAGCATATCATCCTAATAAACATTATACTACTGGCTATTTGAATTTTCTTTAGCGCCGCTGCCTCGATTGTCGCTTCTTGAAATTTCTGGATGGCGCCAACCGTATCACACATAAGTCAAAGGCGAGGGCATTTCTGCTCTCGCTCTTTGTGTGGGTCATTATTCGCTTACTGTCTTAATCTGTTGTCGATGCACTCTGCAAACTGGATGAATGAATACTGTCTGAAATAATCATCTGCAAAAAATACTTCGCTACTCGCTCGATTGATTTTATCTATCGCATTTTCAAGATTGCTTTTCGATAGTTCGTCAAGTTCGCACTCATCAGCATGAACGAGTATTGTTTGCAAATACGTTGCGATATAGAGCAAATCTGTCGATAAATCTTCGAACGTAAACTCATTCACATTAAAATGTTCGAGTATCTTTTCGCTTATCGTGTGTGCTTCGTCTCGACTCTTAAAGTCATACTCTTTTAAATAGTCTTTTTCTGTTCTCATAGTGTTTCGCTTTCTCGTTTTTAGAAGTGTCGTTCTTCTATATTATTATAGTATCATCCTACACTATATATATGAAGTGGTTGGATTAAATTTATTTTTCTTGGCTGGCACCCTCCTATATTATAATAATGAAGGAAGGGAGAATAATCTCCCTCCTCATTAATCCCATATTGTTAAATCTTCCATTGCTTCTTCATAGTCTAACCAACCATTCCATACATCCTCTAATACTAGATTCTGGTCAGCATCTACTATGATATTGGCCGCTTCATCTCCATACGTCTCATGCTCCAATAAGTATAATGTCTGTCCATCATACTCGGCCTCATCGATTACATACCAGGTACCTCTGTGACCTTCAACCTTAATTCCTTCTCTCTTTGCTATCTTGCTCATTTTTAGTTTCCTCCTTGGTGTGTGTTTATAGTGTTTCGAGTTTAACTCTTGCTACTGTCCAAGCATCTCCCATTGATACAACGATTGATGCTCGGCGCTCTTCGCTTAGGCGTTCTCTACTTTCTAATTATATTATATCAACCTAAAAAACATTGTACAACGGGTCGAATTTAATTTTTTCGCATGGTTGGTGCCTTCCTTCAGTTCTGGTAATTCGGTTGTCTGGTAGTACCCCTTTGTATTTCCAGGGGGTCAAAACCGCACTTACTACCGAACTACCGAACTACCAATATGCCTGGAAATGCATAAAATACCCTCTCTGGCACCCTCCTAAAGTATTGCCAGGAAGGAACCATCCAACACGGAGGAATGTGTCAACCATGCGGGTTGTCGGCTAGTTAAAGGGTTCTTGGATGGACGGTTTGGCGTGATACGGACTCTCCACTCAAGGATTTTGGCATATTGGCTAACAAGGTTTTATTCTGTTATTATCTAATATATATGGTATTTCTTTATTATTTATT